TGGCTGGACTCACTCAAGCAAGTAGACTCCTTTAGGAACAATCGAACGATTGAGCTTTCTATTATTGTCTCACATTTTAGTCTACTTATAGAAGGAATAAACACATGCCACTTGATAATCTAGTTAATAGCGAAATGCTATATCGCGTTGGTACTGATGAGTCAGTAGCAACTTCTGGTGGAGTAGCCGGAACCAACAAGCTCTGGCTCCCACTCTGGTCTGGCGAAGTAATCAACGCCTACGATCAGTACAACATGTTTGAGAACATGATCACCACCAAGACCCTAACTGGCGGTTTCTCCTACGAGTTCCCAATCACTGGTACTGTCCAGTTTGAGGACGCATGGGAAGCTGGTCAGGAGCTATACGGTGGTTCATCAACCAGCAAAACCATCAAGGTTCAGCTAGACAACCGCCCAATGGCAGCTCACTTTGAGACTGACAATGTTGACTTGCTCGTTACTCAGTGGGATTACCGCTCTGAGATGGCTCGTCAGGCTGGTCTACAGCTCGCCAACAACCGTGATCGTCAGATCGCAATGGCTCTAACTGCTGCTTGCGCTCTTTCTCCAGTAACAGACGATCCTCGTCTAACCACAGCAACTCCAGCTGGTAGCTTGACTTCAGCAGCTTTCCAAGCTCCTTATCTTGTTACTCAGAACACAGCACCCTCTGCTTGCACAGAAGCCGAAGCACTCAAGGTTCTTGCTGGTATCGAAGACTACCTTGTTAACTGCCAAGAGAACGATGTTACCATCGGTCAGGTATACTGCGTAGTTACTCCAAAGGTCTTCCAAGTAATTCGTGCTCTTGGTATTCCACGCTCAGGAGGAATGACAAACAATGTCAACACCTCATCTCCTATCTTTGGTGCTGGTGATGCATTCGGTGGTGTTGGTGCTCCAATTTCACAGGGCATGAACATGATGACTGATAGCCTTGATTACATGGGTGTCAAGATTGTCAAGTCCAATCACCTACCAAAAGTTGACCACAGCTCTTCATCCATTGGTGGTGCAAAGTATAACCTTAATTGCTCTGCAATCAACCTCTTCGGAATTATCTTCCAGAGCGAGGCCATTGCTGGTCTATCCCTCATGGGCATGAAGGTAGATACCGTACAGGATATTCGTCGCAACACTCAGTTCACCGTTGCAAGCATGCTAAAGGGTACTGGCGTAATCCGTCCAGAACTCTGCCGCGCACTTACTGGTATCAACGATGCAACTCCAACAAGAACAGAACTTGCTTCTGCTCTCGGTGCAAACTTCACCTCTGGATTTGCTGCTGAGTACAAGAACATTGGTGACGCTTGATGATTGATTCACTCTCTACTTTCGGGTTTGTCTTTATGAACCGCGTCTGAAGAGGAGGTGATCATTATCTACCCCCGGCTCCCTTAAGTGGGAGCCGGGTGGTTTTTTTTCCAAGGAGGCTATATGGGCTTAATTACTAAGTTACAAGCTGTTAATCAGATGCTTTTGGCTTCAGGTGAAAACCTTGTAGCCGATTTAGAAGGTGAATCTGGCATCGACACCGGAATTGCAGAAACAATCCTAGAGCAGACTAGCTTGGATTATCAGCTAAGGGGTCTTGCTTCAAATAAATTCGTAAAGAAGTATGAACTTACCACGGATGGCTATATTCTTTTTCCAACTCCAGACGGAGATGAAGAAGGTATTTTAGCTGTTGAGCTTATATCTAAACACCTAAGTTCAACAGACGAACAACTAATCAAAGCTAGAATGTTGTCTAATGTTTCTCCAGCAAGACTTTGGAACATTACGGATAATACTGATGTTTGGATTGCTTCCAAAGGTCCATACTATCTTGAATATACAATGAAACTTCCTTGGGCAAACCTTGAAACTTCCGTACAAAGAGCTGTCCTCGCTACAGCCATGCGTCATTATCAGAGCATTACTCAGGGTGATGAAGCAACCGATGCATTCTTGGGATATCAGGAACAACTTCATTCAATCAAGAGTAAAGCATCAGATGTAAATGACAAAAAGAAGAACATATTCTCTTCTGCTAGTATTCTGAGAGATGCTGCATTGCGCTCTCGTTACTTCAGTGATCCAAACAGATTTAGGTACTGGCGTACCAGAGGTATTTAATGGCAATACGAAGACGAGGCCCACGGGCTGGAATGGTTACTACCAAGATTCCTATCTATTCCTTAAATAGCGTAGGAAGACAGGCAGCAAACCGAAGACAGCCAAACGAAGCCGAAAACATTGACAATGCTCTTGTTTCTCTAGAGCGTAACTTTGAAAAGCGTCCCGGCTTTGAGATTGTACCACAAAAGACAACCTTATCTGCTACTTCTTGGGATCTAAATAGCAACGCAATTAGACTTGATTTATTCAGTCTTGCTCCTATTTGGACAGATACCACAGATTTATTCTACTATTGGTATAGCATCAATGAAGAAAATAACTTTCTGGTCGTAATAAACTATAACGCAACAAACGCTACTGAAAAACTGTTCTTTATCTTTAGAGTTTATCCTACTGGAACTTGGGAAGAACTAACTCCCCAGAATCAATGGGATGGAACAGACAGCACAATTCCATCTACTTATGATGCAAACGATGCTAATAGCGTAATTGTAAAAGCATATGCTGATGCAAATGGATTAACATATGCACAAGGTTTGGCTTCTGGCGTAGTTTCAAAAACCACCAGAACATACATTACATATCTATCAGGAACCAAAACAGCAAAAGAATCTCTTAAGGCTGTATCTCTTGGTTCTAGCGTTGTCATTCTAAACAAGAATGTAAAGGCTGGATTTAGTTCGGATGTTGCTGGAAAACTATTCAACCTTGATGGAACTGTTTCAACAACAGATGATATTGAGGGTCGTAAGCTAACTTATTACACCGCATCCAAAGTAATGAAAGTTTATGATGCTGGTACTGATGCGGTAGCGGCAACCGATGATGATATTCTTTTAGGGTGGCGTCCCGGTTATCTTAGTGGAAAAGTTGCATCAGGGGGTACAGATCATGTTGTTTTAGAGTCTTCAGCTTCTAATATTGATGATGCCTATAATGGCATGACTATTAAAATTACATCAAAAGCAACAGGACTTTCAGAAACTAAAACAATAACCAACTATATTGGATCAACTAGAAAAGCTGAAATAAACCCAGCAACATTTGCTACTAATCCAGCAGCCAGTGATAGCTATCTTATTGAAATTACAGGTTCTGACTATATTTCAGTAGATGATTATTTTTACTTTGAGTCTGCTAAACAATATTTAGGTCAAAAAGTTGATGACCTTTCTGATATCAAATTACCACCAGAACCAGATGATTGGTATGGCAATAACGAAAAACTAACTACTACGACAGACAACAAAGCTCGTCAAATGTTAAGATCTTTGTATGATTCAGATACAAATCTAAACAATATCATTGACGGTCGTGGAAAGATCTTTTTCTTTGTTAGTCAATATCTAAACACAACTCCCGGTTTTTATCGCGTTGTTTCTTGGAATCCAACAGATCAGAAGTTTTACTATAGTCCATCAGATTTTACAAAAGGAATCTATAAGACAAGCGGAACTACTGGTGGTGTCGTACACACAACCCAAATCACAACCGATGGCCGTCCTTATCTCCAGAAAGTAAGAACTCCAGACGAGCACTCTTACATAGATCCAAGAAGAATGCCACAGAAACTTGTAGTTACTATCTCGGCATCTAATGTAACTGAGTGGAAGATGGAACCAATCAAGTGGACTCCACGAACTTCCGGGGACAAAAGAACAAACCCCGGTCCAAGCATCTTTAAAACCGTAGATAGAAAAGCCTTAAGACAAGTATCAATCACTGGTCTTTCCGTATTCAAGGATAGACTGTGGTTTTCGGCAGATGATGTCGTATTTAGTACACAGATGGGTGAATACGAAAACCTATTCTTTGATGATCCTGCCAACATTGTAACTACAGATCCTATTGATATTCGTGTTTCTTCAAATAACTACTGTGAAATTACAAGTTTAACTCCCTTTGAAGATTACATGTTTATCAATACCAAGGCAAATACGCAGTTCCAGTTAGCTGGAGCATCTGATGCTGAGATTTCACCAAGCAATGTTGCAGTAGCTCCAGTAACCTATTACTCTACTGCACCTATTCTTGATCCTCAGTTCATTGGATCACGACTATATTTCTTTGACTCACAGCGTCTATTCCTATTTACAGGTAAAGGCAGCATGGGCTTTGCCTCGGCTGTCGAAGTATCAAGCCAAGCTGCTGGATATTTACCAAAAAAATACCGTGCTGCTGCTACAGCTCCAGCACAAGATGCTTTGTTATTCGTAGATGATGAAAACACAAATCATATCTATGGTTACATAAACAGATATAGTGGTGAAAGAGTTATTCAAAACTCGTTCTATAGATATCTACTTCCAGAAGAGGATCAAATTGAAACTCTTCAGTATTATGATAATTACATGTATGTGATATCTCGTAGAAAAAACAACTTAACTGCCAGTGGAAGTCAATATCCATATTCTTTTTATCTATATCGTTGTTTAATGATCAATGAAAATGAGTATGTTCCACGCTTAGATCGTATGTTTAAGATGAAAATCATTTCTTATACTTCAGATTCTACAAACTGGAATGCTAAGTATGATCCTTATACAGCAATAACTACATATCGAATTCCCGGCTTTGCTGACATTACAGATATTAATAAATACTTTGTTGTTCTCTTCAAAGGATGGGACGGAGACTCAGAAGATTTAAGCAATGTTGCTATTCAACCGTTATCAGTAACTAATTTGACAACGGCTGGCGGCAAAGAATACCATGAAATAAAGGTAATAGGTGCTGATTATGCAGTACATAATTACTATGTATACATTGGTGTAAAGTTTAAGATGTCCGTAGAACTCAGTACTCTATTTGTTAGAGATGAAAATAACAACATTATTGATGGTGTGCTTAATATTCGTAGTGCTGTATTTAGGCACTACTACACTGGTCCTTATGATATTGAAGTTACACACCGAGGAAGAACCTCTTTTACAACAAGTTTTCTTCCAAACAGACCAGACTATACACAATATGAAGACCCACTTCCATTGGAAATTTTCCAGAAACAAGGAGAGTTTATGACAAAGATAATGGGTTATTCAGATTCTACAAAGATATTCATTACAAGCGAATATCCAACTCCTGTGAACATTACCAACATGGAATTCAAAGGTAAGTTCAAGCAGAAGTATACAACAATTGATACTTAATGGAGAACATATGTCAACATACGACAATTTAAATATTGCAACAGTTTCTCTTACTTTTGCTGGTGCAGTAGATCCTTCAATATCATCTAGAACTTTTGATTTAAGAACACTTAGCTTTCTTCCTAATGTTCCTTTAATTGATCAAATTGAAGTAGAGAGAATTTTTGATACGGGATATGATACTAAGTTTGGAGCAAATGTATTTACAATTGCAGACAGACGAGAAATGTTTATTTTACCTAAAAACTGGTATTCTATCAACGAACAAACTAAAATCTTAACTATAGTAGATCTAAGTACAATACCAACATATACTGATAATGGTTTATATTATCCTGAGTCTAGAACTTATGTTTTAGAAACAAAAGACTCTAATCAAAATATTCAAACAATTGATATCCCTAACTTTCTTTTAAACAATGTAGGGACAAATATAAACGGTGTTATTAGACAACCAGATACTGTAATTATCAGACGAAAAACTTTATCACTAGAAAGTATTGTTACTTTTGCTCCCGGTACTAGGCTTACAACAACACAGCTTAATCTACAATTCAATCAGCTTAAGAATTTGATTCAAGAGCTTATAGCTAAAATAAAAAATGAATCTATTCTTAAGTTTGATGAAAATGCCATTGATGGTCCCTTCCTTGGTGGAAGCGATCTTAAAATGTCTAATAACTTTATTAAGGATTTGAATAGTAAATCTGTTGGTGAAGTAAATACACAGTTTACATCTAATACAGATGGTAATATTTTGTACACAGGATCCACCTTTGCTGCTAATATTGGAACTGTTTTTGATGCTTTAACCCAAGGAACAGTACGAAGAACAACAATGGATGGTGGAACTACAGTTCCTTTTTCTGGTCATTTTACAGCAAGTCCTATAGATGGGTCTGGTCCTTTACGCATTACTGCAATGGCTGCTGGCGTTGATAACACAGATGCAGCTACATTAGGTCAAGTACGAGATGCAACCAATATTACTACAGGTACACTAACTAATGCTGTTCTTAGTAATATTCCATTATCAAAACTAAGTAATGTTTCAGGACAAGGTTATACACTACCAGTAGATGCTTTAGCTAATAGCGGAGCAACAGCAGGAAACTATGGTGTATCTACAGCTGGTAATACCAATAACATGGTATACATGACTGTCGATGCTAAGGGTAGAATAACTACCATTGCGTCTAGAAATATGACTGTAGATGATCTACCAACTTCTGGTGTACCAGCATCTATTTATGGTAATGGTACTACTCCTTTAGTTGAACTTACTGTAGACTCTAAAGGTCGTATTACAGGAGCTACCGAACGATCAATTACTGCTGCAGATCTTACTAGCATTAATGCAGATAACATTAATTCAGGAACTTTAAACGCTAACCGCTTGGCAACAAGTGGAGTTACTGCTGGTACTACAAACATTCCAAGCAGTATTACTGTAGATGATAAAGGAAGAGTAACAGGAATTTCTGGTGGTAGTATTCCTGCTGCTAATGTGTCAGGCTTTGATACTCAGGTTCGTACAAATAGACTAGATCAAATGACTGCGCCTACAGCAAGCGTAAGCTTTAATACGCAAAAGATTACAAATCTAGCTACACCAACTAATTCTACAGATGGTGCAACTAAAGGTTATGTAGATGGCTATGCAGCTCCTTTATCAACTTTTAACGCCAATGTAACTAGTTTAATACAAAGTAATGCAGTATCTTGGGATTCTGTAAACTCAGTATTCACGGCTAATAATGGAAGCAATAGAAGAATCGCTAATGTTCAAGATCCAGCAAATCCACAAGATGTAGTAACTAGAAACTACTTTGAAGCAAATGCTCTTGCAGCGTCTGGTGGTGTAATTAGTGCGTCTACTAATCCAATTATAAACATGCCAATGCGCGCTCCAGCTAGTATAGGAGAAAACGATGTTGTTAACTACGGTTTTATTCAAAACCTAGTTTTAACACCCGGAACAACATTAATTGGTTCTACAACACCGCAGATCTATAGAGATGCTTGGTCAGGATCAAACTTATCAAAAACAGCAGGTCATCTAACAGGCTTTGATAGATATCAAAGAACCTTTACTGATCTTGGTGCTGTTAATAGCTTTATGATTTTGCTTGAAGCTGATTCAGTTACAAAAACTTTTGTGCCTTACTCAGCAGCTGCTGTTGGTGGTACTGTACATGATGGCTACTTCTGGTTAGATACATCAGGAGCTAATAAGGTTCTAAACATTTGGTTAACAACTGGAACAACTCCTTCAGGAAATCTTGTAACAAGAAACTTTGGATTATCTCGTCTTGTTTCAGGTGCTCTAGCAACCGGAAATTCAACTGGTCTTGTAGCTATTCTTTCTGGTAATGACGGTGGTATTGCTGTTGATGGAAATGGTTATATTTCTCTTAAACAAGCAACTACTTCTCAAATCGGCGGTATTAAGCAAGGCACTGGTCTTACCATTACCTCTGGTGTTGCTGCCGTAAATCTTACAGATAGCACAAGCACAACTAATTCAAACACAGCTGCTTCGGCTACTGCGGTTAAAGCTGCTTATGATAAAGCAGCAACTGTTGAAACAAACCTAGCAACAACAAACTCAACTGTATCTAGTCTTTCTAGTACGCTAACAACTACAACTGCTACAGCAAATGCTGCATTGGCTAGAGCTGGTGGTACAATGACAGGCAAGCTAATAACAGCAACACCATCTTCTAGCACTGCTAGTATTGTATTGCCTTCTGGTTCCGCACCAAATGCGCCAGTATCTGGTGATATTTGGAATAATGCAGGAACCCTACAGTTCTATAATGGTTCTGCTCCTAAGACGCTTGCCTTCACCGATTCAAGTATTACAGGCAATGCAGCTACAGCAACAACTTGGGCTACTGGTCGTACAATAACACTAACAGGTGCTGTTTCTGGAATAAGTGGATCTTTTAATGGTTCTGCTAATTTAAGTTTTTCTACTACTCTGAGTTCTACTGCTGCCGTTACCTCTTTACAAGGAACTGCAAACCAAGTTCTTGTAAATGGAACAAGCGGTACATCTACAACTGGAGCAATTACACTAACACTTCCACAGTCTATTGATACAGCAGCTACCCCAACTTTTGGTTCTGTTACTGCTAAGAATCTAACACTAGGTTATACCAACAACACAATCATTAGTACTAATACTGATGGTAATATTAATCTAGATCCAAATGGAAATGGTATTGTAAATGTTCAATCACCATTGGATGTCGATGGTACTTTGAATGTAGACGGAGCAACTACACTAGTTGGCAATGTTACAATCAACTCGCCCTCTACACTAACTCTGCTAAATAGTGAAGGTAAGATTTCACTTGGAGCAGCTAGTAGCACTACAAGTATTAACCGACAGGTATCTACCTCATCTCCAGCCACAGCTGGTGATTTAGTACTAAGAGTTCCTGCTTCTGGTAAAGCATGGCTTGTGGCAAATAATTCAACTACTACAAGTCCGGCTAGTACTGATGAGGTTATAGTTAAATCTTCTTTAGATGTTATTTTAAGTAATTATGTAACTTCAGGAAGTGTTGGCACTTTTATGGCAACTTCAGGTACTTTAGTAACTGGATCTACTAATCAAGTTCTTGGTACTGATGCTGGTGCTAATGGTAGTTTTATTGTTAAGACTGCTAATGTAGATAGGCTTTCTATTAATAGTAGCGGTGATACAACAATACACTCAAACCTAAGTGTAGCGGGATTAACAGCTTGTACTGGTCAGGTTAATGTAACTGATTTAACAGAATACACTGATGCTAGTACTACTTTAACTACTAAAAGTTATGTAGATAGTTACCATGAAAAATATGATGTCATAAAGAGTTATTCTAAATCTAATCCCGTTTTCTTTCCTTATGATAGTTATTTTAGTAATATTGAGCATTATAGTACCCCAATATATCGTCCCTATCTGATTACTAA